GCCGTCCAATCGCTCCTGGCCGCCTTCGTTCGTGAAGTAGTTGACGACCGACCCGCCCGTGCCGACGTTGCGCACGAGGCCGCGAAGCGCCGGACGCGTCGTCGGGTTCGCCAGATAGACCGTGCGATCGCTGGTGTAGCGCCAGGACCGTGCGGCCATCTTGTCGATGTTGTCCACCAGGATCGTGTCCGCCTTCTGGCCGGTTTCCTTGGCGATCTCGATCTTGGCGGGCGAGACGAGCAGGCCGAGATACTGTCCACTCGCCTTGACGCCGTTGATCTTCTCCTGGAGGAGTTTCGCGCTGAACTCGTCACGGAAGCCATCGGCGATCATCGCCACGAACGACCCGGGAGAATCGGCGATCTGGTTCTCGGTGGCGTGCGCCAGCCCGATCAGATCCTCGGCCTGGAACGTCAACTGATCGAAGGCCATCCGCGAGCTGTCGGCGTCGGTCGTCTCTGAGTGCCGGTAGACCCGCAGACCGCCCGAGACGCTGGTGGAGTGGTTCTTGTCCACGCGGGCGTTGATCTTGACCATGGGCGCGTCCATGGGCAATTTCCGCGTGAGGGCCGCCGTTGGATCGGCGTCGGCCGCGATCGACAACACATCCGGCGAGAAGCCGGCCGGAATCAGGAACCCGCCGTGCGGGTCGCTGTACGTGCCCGCCTCGTCCGATCCGGCCGTGGCCTCCATGCGCAGAGCACCAAGGCGCGTGTCCATGCGCCCGAAACGACCGTGCTCCATGACTTTGCCCATGAACTCACGGTGCGACTTGAACCCGCGCTTCGGGTCGTCCTCCGCGTTGTCCTTCCCGGCCTGAACGCGCGGGGCCAGTCCGGCCGCCTTCGCCGCCGCCTCGCTCGCCATCGCGTCCGGGTCCGGCTGGATGCCCTTGAAGTTGCGCTCGGCTTCATTCGCGGCTTCAGCCGCGGCCAGCAGTTCGCCGTTTTCGGCGATTGACGCCTGGAGCGTTTCAATGTCGGCGCCGAGCGCCACGAACTTGGCGCGCTCCTCGTCGGTCAGGCTGCGCTTTTCGGCGACGGCCGCAGTGCCGATGGTGGCGCGATCCTTGGTCGCCTTGATGAGTTCACCCTGAAGGTCTGCGGCGCGCTGGCGAAGGGCTTTGAGATTCATTCGCGGTCTCCCCTGAAAACAAAAACAGCGCACGGCTGAAACAAACCCTTTGATGGGGGTTCGATTTCAACTGCGCGCTGCCTGCAAGGAAGCCGCTTCGTTGGTTACTGACCCGAGTTGCCTGCGTCAGCAGGCGAGAGCGGAATCAGCCGTGCGATTATGAAAATCACTTTTACATACAATGCGCGATTCGCAATTTATGAAGTTTCAAAAAGAAAGGCGCGGCCATTCCTATGCACAGGAGGACCGCGCCATTATTGTCTCACCCGCCTCGACCTGTCGCGTCTGTCCTGACCTCACCACTCTAGTTGGAGGCGTTGCGCAACTCTTTTTGGGCCATTTTCCGCAACACAACCGCCACGTCTTCCCGCTGGATTCGCGCGCGCGCACAGAGCGCCTCGAAGTCCGCCCGGCAGAGATTCGTAGTCACCGGCTGAAGCCTCTCGGCTTCCGGCTTCCGCGGCCGGCCACGAGGTAATTCAGCCATTCGCCAAAACCGCCATCACAGCCAGCGCGTCGTTGTCGGCCGCCACCCGTGCTTCTGCGTCTGCCGTCGCCTTGGCGTCCTCAGCCGCCGTCGCGCACTGGCAGCCGGCCTCGCACGTCGGGCAATCGGCCGGGCAGGTTGACGTGTGTTCACATGGGCAGGCTTCGCTGCAACTGTGGCAGCAGTCCTCATCCTGCCTGGAGCCCATACCGGTCTTGCGCGCCTCCGGCACGGTCACCGGCTCGATCGTCGCGTGAATGTCCACGCCGCCGGCCGCCACCATGCCGCGCCCCTTCGTCAGCTTACCCATGACCTGCGTGAACGTGCCCATCTTGTCCGCCAGACCGGCCGCGATGATCTTCTTACCGCGAAACACCTTGCCCTGGCCGAAGGCATCCGCGACAACCTTTCGACTCACGCCGCGCCCGCGCGCCATCGCGCCGTCGAACTCCGCGCCCACGTCGTTCACCAGTGCCTGAAAATCGGCCTCGGCTTCCGGCGTCAAGTCCTCGTATTCATTGCCGGCCGTTTTGTTCTCGCCGTAACTGATCAGTGTGACTTTTACGCCCGCCTGTTCCAGCATCTTCGCAAACGACACATGCTCCAGAAACACGCCGATACTGCCAACAGATGAACTGGACGACACATAGATCGCGTCGGCCTGAGACGCCAGCCAAATTCCGGCCGAGCAGATCATGGTGTCGGCGAGTGCGATGATTGGCTTCTGGCCGCGTGCGGCGAAAATCTCATCCGCAAATTCTGGCACGTAGTCCACGGTGCCCCCCGGCGTGTCGCACCGAAACGCAATCGACTTCACCGAGTCATCCCGGAGCGCCAGACGAAACTGCGTCTGCATGTCCTCAATCGTGGCCCCGCCGAAGAACATCGAGAACCATGACCGCTTGTACGTGATCGGCCCGCACATCGGGATCACCGCCACGTCGCCGAGCATGTGCAGCGACGGCGGGCGATCCGCATACGCCTGCACCGCCGCATGGATGGCTTCTGGCGTGGCCGTCTCGGCGCGCTTCACCATCGCGCGGAACGCCTTCGGCTCCATCAACCACCGCGAACTGCCGAGAATATGTGCGAACTCGTGATTCATGATCGATCTCCAATGTCTTGTCGCTTGACGATAACGATGTCGCCATACAGATCAACAGCACGGAACTCTCCACGTGCAAGGCCATCAACAACAATGTGCTCGCGGATCAGCGGCGCGCTCGAGCCCATGCGGAAAGTAGAGGGTGTGGTGCGCGGAAACTCTACGCGCGGAGCCTCAACCATGATCAATGTGTATTGGCCGGATTCCGCCGCGTAGTGCGCCAGTCTAGCAGCGGCTTCACCAAGGACGCTAGAATTGTGATTTACAGAGTCCATGCCACGAAGCGCCAGCGATAGTTCCGCGTCTCTCATCGTAGCGACCTCCAGGGGCTGATGCTTCATGTGGCCGCCCGATCCTCACTGAGCGCCAGCGCGCAGAGTTCATCGGCTTCCGCCCGCTCGAACCCGTCATCGAACAGCACGATCCCGCGCTGCTCCAGTTGGCTGCCGTGCTGGGCGGCGTATGCCATCGCCGTGTCCATGTCAAGGCGCATCTCGCGGGCCACAAACCCTGCGTGGTCCGCGTAGAACTCGCGCAGCCCCGCCTGCCAGCCGTCCACATCGCTAGCGTGTTTCTTCGCGAGGGCTTCGACGTCGTGCTTCTCGCGCCGCAGGACCCGCATCGCCGTATCGTGCAGCGCCAGCGTGCCCTTGAGGTGGGCACGAGCCGACTGGTCATTCTGACGCGGCGGCGTATTATTGGCCGTGCTGCTCGTGCCGGGTCGCATATCCCCCTCAGAGAGTTTGTCGAGCGCGGGATCAGGGTTCATTTCCAAAATCAGACGCGCCTCGCTCGGACGCATCACGCGAGACCGAATGAACTTCTCCAAGTACTCCGACTGCGCGGTAAAATCACCACGCATCATCGCTTCCAGCTTGAAGACGACCTCGTACAATTCCTTCTGGATGATCAGATCGCGCTTGAACGCCTGCTCGAACGTGACCGCGATCGGACGAAGACACGAGACGATGTAGTCCAACGCCGCCTGCACGGCGCTGGCGTAGGCCACGCTATCCTTGAGCCCCAATTTTGACCCTGGTAAGTGAAGCAACCGCGCCACGTTGCGCACGCCCTCCTCTTGCGATTCGATCATCATGGCCTTTTGTGGGTCCGGGCTGAGGCTGGAGATTTTCACGTCGTCCGGAATCAGCATCAGGCCGAAACTGTTCTCGGTTCCGGCCGCGTACCGGGAAATGCTCGCATGGAGCGCGGCTTCATCCTCGGGCTCGAGATCGCCGGTATACGTCGCGACGGTGGCCGCCGTCATGCCAGATTTGAAAAACTTCGCCTGCGCCTGTTGCGAGGCCAACGCGGACCCGAGAGCTTGTGCGCCATATTGAATCCGCGACGTACTGGTCATCCCGCCATCGAACGAGAGATCGCGCACCACGAGCATTTCCTCTTGTGTGACATACCGCGGCGCGCCGGAGGCCTCGATCAACTTATAGCGCATCCGGCCGGACGGCAGACGCTCAGGGCGCACACGGTCAGGATGCCGCGGGAGGTATTGTTCCGCGATACCCGTTGTCGGGCCGCCGACGATCTCGGCATACGCCCGGCCACGCAGGAGAAACTGCGCCACCATCGAGACCACCCACTCGACGGACGTTTGCACGTCGTTGGGTGCCCAGCGCATCCGATAGGCCACACCGCCGATCCCAGGAGAGGTTGGGCCTCCGCGCACGCGATCCTTGCCTTCATCATCCCGCATCCGAAATGTCTGCGCCGGACAGGTCGCTAGATCGTAGGCAATCATCGTCACGCCACTGTAGAGCGCACTAAGCGCCATCGCGTTGTCAGGCGTCACCGATACGCCAGCGGCCGACAGCGCCCCGTACCACTCCGGCGGGAGATAGCCGCCATACAAGCCGTAGAACGGATCGGCGGGATTGCCCGCGCTCGCGTGCATCCGAGCCGGCGCCGCAACCGAAGACATGCGCTGCAGGAATCCCATTTTACGACGGCCTCCGTGTCTTCTCAGGCGCGGGTGGACGCAACACGATCGGCGCGCGGCTGGGGAGTGCTACCCACAGCACGACCACGCCCACCGGCACTAGGGCGGGCAGCCCGGTCCCGATCCAGTGCGCGGCAATCGGCCATAATCCCACCACGATCAATAGTAGAGCCGTTGTCAAGATGATCTCGTC